AGCGTTTATCCCCAAACTGGTCGTACAACTTTATAACAGCACACCCTTGATGGCTGCGTTGATTGCTAATAGTCAACAGGCTTCAGGTGGTGTATCCCAAGTAACTGTGCCAGTACAAGGCGCTCAGTTCGTTAACGCACAATGGTCTGACTACTCTGGTAGCTTTACGCAACCATCAGTACAGCAAGGTGCATACAACGCTGAGTTCAACCTTAAACTGATGATTGCTCCTGTACCATTCCTCGGGATGGAAGGTGCTGTACAGCAAGACTATGCAATTATTCCTCTCATTGAAGCTCGTATGAACGATGCAACCAATGTGATGATGGATGCAATGGCGACTGCTTTGTACACCAACTACACGAACACTCAACAATTTATCGGTTTGCCAGGCGCAATTGACGATGGTACTAACATGGGTACATACGGTAACATTAACCGTAGCACCTATACTTGGTGGCAATCGAAGGTTTACAACGCTGGATCAGTAAACCCAACTCGTCAAAACATCCTTCAGTACATTTCTGGAACTGTTAAAAACGGTGCAGAAGTGCCTACTTTTGGCGTTTGCGGATTCGGTACTTGGACACTATTGGCTCAAGACTATGTTGGTCAAGAACAGTATGTGATTACCCCAGGTAGCGGTTTTGATAGCGATACCAATGGACCACAAGCAGCTTTCCGTGCTTTGATGGTTGCTGGTGTACCTATTTATCCAGACCCTTATTGCCCAGAGGGTGTTGTCTATTTCATTAACTCAAACTACTTGAGCTTGTATATTCACGATCAAGGTAGCTTTGTGTTTACTGGATTTGAAAGCACTCTACCAAACTGGCAGATTGGTTATGTTGGCGCTGTCTTAATGATTGCCGAATTGGTAAGCACTAAGCCGAAGTCAATGACCAGAGTGTCTGGCTACAACTCTATTTCGTTATAAGGAGAATTAGTCATGGCACTCGGCTTAAATAAAATCCTGATCGCAGGTAGCGCAACCAATACGCCTGGCGCATATTGGCAGTTAACAACCATTGCTGCAACTACCGCTGGTACAACTGTACCCGCTGGTACTTACATCATGTTTGCAACCGCCAATGTGATTATCCAAGCAGTATCGGCATATAACACAACTACAAGCACAGCAACCTACTCCAATGTGGGAGCTATTAATGTGGGTGGTGTTGTAATCTCTGATGGTGTAAATGTCCGCTTGCTAGCAACTACCAACGCTACAGTAACCTTGGCTACTGTAAACGGTGGTGAAGCTGCTGGTGGCACTTACAACGATTAAGGAGAGAAACAATGGCTAACCCCAATGCAGTAGGTAATCTTTACCTAAACAGTTTTGGATACGGCTTGATTGGAAAATTAACTGCGCAGTCCCTAGCAGCAACGGGTACTGCCACAATTAAGATTCCTCTCGTATCAGGCGGGTTAACCAACGGTGGTGCAACTGGCAATTCTGGTGGGGTGATTATCCGTCAAGTGACGGTGCAAAACCCCTCTGGAACTGTTGCAAGTGCAGATATTGGTATTACTATTTCTAGTGCTGGAAACATGGGCGCAGCCAATGTGGTTGTCGCCAATGTGACTTTATCGTCAGTCAGCGCTACTGGAAAATACCAAGACTTAACCATTGCATACCCAGCCAACACCGTTGTTTCTGGCGCATCAACTCAAGCTCTATATGTAAATGTCAATACCGCTTCTGGTAATGCCAACACCGTAGATATTTGTGTGTTTGGACAAGTGGTGAGCTTCTAATGATTTATGTAACCAATAACTCCGACCAAGACCTAAGAGATGGCTTCGGTGGAGTATTTTATGACTTCAAAAAAGGTGCAACTGTTGAGATTTCAGAGGAAGCTGCCCGTCATATTTTTGGTTACGGTAAAGAAGATAAGACCACCCACTTGGCTAGATTGGGTTGGATAAAAACCGCTAATGATTTTCAAGAAGGTTTGAATCGTTTAGCACAATGGGATTTATCTACTCAAGCGCCTAAAAAGAACCAATCGTTATCCCCGTTGGTGGAAAGAGTACCCCTTCCTTCCCAAAAGAGGGCGGGGGGAAAAGTCCTCTCGGTGGCAGCATGACTTATGGAGTTTAAATGGCAACTCTATCGACTTACATTACGGAAGTCAGACGATTACTCCACGATGCAACAGGAAACTTCTATACCGATTCACAATTAACAGACTACATTAATAGCGCTAGAGAGCGTGTAGTCCGTGATACTGGATGCCTAAGAACAATCCAGATTGTACAAACTCCAGCTAAAGTACCCGATTCTTCAACCATTGGAAGCGTTGTTGCAACCAATCCTGTGGCATGGACAGCTAGTACACCAGTCGCTTTAAATGATTTTATTTTTAGCAATATTTTTATTTATCAAGTAACGCTTGCTGGAACAACGGGAACAACTGCGCCGCCATACCCACAAAGCAATTACAACAACATTACCAATTACCCACCCTCTACCCAATTTTTAAATGGTACGGCTGGTTTAACTTATGTGGGTAACTGCGAAAATATTTATTACGCATCCATGCCGTCAGGTGATCGAACCCTTGATATTATTAATATTAATTTGTATTGGGGTAATACCCGTGTGCCGTTGGATTACTTAGCTTGGTCAGACTTTAATGTGCGCTTGCGCTTTTGGCAAAATTACTTAGGCAGACCTTTAGCTTTTAGCAACTATGGACAGAGCAATATTTACATTGGACCAATCCCAGACCAAGCCTACCAGCTTGAAATTGATACGGTTATTTTGCCATTACCCTTAGTAACTTCTAATGAAGTAGATACCATTAAAGACCCGTACACCAGCTCGATTAAATTTTACGCAGCGTACCTAGCTAAGTATTACGAGCAAAGTTACGGGGAAGCTGAGATTTATAAACAAGAGTACAACAAACAAACTGCATCGGTACTTACCTCGGTATTTACCCGTAGAATCCCAACACCTTATAGCTCACCCTACTAGCCATGGCAGCAGCGGAACAGAAAAAGTCCTATGCCGTTATTAAACAGTTTAGAGGGCTAAACACCAAGGCTAACCGTACAGCCATTGATGAGAGTGAGTTTAGCTGGATTGAAAACGCCCAGCCGATTGGGTACGGCAATGTCAAAATTATTCCCACAAATAGCAATGTATTGGATGCTGGCGCAAATACCGTTGTTTTTGCCAATACCGTTACCCATTTATCATCGGTGAATATTGGTTTAAATGATTATGTTGTTGCTTTTATGCAAAATGGATCAGCCCAATTCTTTAACATTACAACCGATACTTTTGGCAATATTGCATCACCTGGCACATTTTCTGCTAGCGGTATCCAAATAACCCAATGGAATAACGAGCGTATGCTCATCCTTGATCCTACCAAGGGTTACTTTAATTGGGATGGCAATAATGTTGTAACTATCGGTTCTGTCGGACTAATAGGAATTGTTAATCAAGGCACGGGTTATACCGAAGCGCCAACCGTCACTATTAGCGCTCCAAATCAAACGGGTGGAGAACAGGCTAATGCAACAGCTACTATCTCTACAGCTAATTTAGTAACTTCTGTGGCAGTTGTAAATGCGGGTACTGGTTACACCAACGCTGCTAATTTAACGGTTACCTTTAGTGGTGGCGGGGGTGGTACGGGCGCTAATGCGGTAGCCCAATTATTTAACTTTCAAACAGGTACGCTTTCTTTAGTTGTTTCCAATGAAGGATCAGGTTATACCAACGCAGCCAATACCATTGTGACTATTTCAGGCGGTGGTGGTGCGGGAGCTACGGCTGTACCCATTGTCCTAGGCAATGTAGTCACCCAGGTCATTATGACCAACCAAGGATCGGGCTATACCAATGCTGCCAATGTGACGGCTACTGTATCTGGCGGTGGTGGTAATGGCGCTGTTTTGCAAGCCATCGTCAATTCTGAGCCTAATGTGGGCATAGCGAGCTTCTCAGGGCGTGTTTGGATTGCGGCTGGTCGATCAGTCTATTACAGCGCAGCGGGGTCGTATAGCGACTTTACGAGCGTTTCTGCGGGATCGGTAACCCTAACCGATTCTACGCTGCATGGCAACATTGTCCAGTTACTAAGCGCCAATAACTTTCTCTACATTTTTGGCGATAACTCCATC